TGAACCATCGTGACTTCATGTCCATGCTGACGAAGAATATCTGCTGCTTCTGCATACTCGGCGTACATCCAGCCCCAAACTTTCAGGCTACGCCGACCATCAACCAGTTTATCGTTGAAAATGACAGAACCCTTACCCGTAATGGTTCGAATAGCAGAAGCGACTTTGAATGTTTGCGTGATCATATTATTCCTCGTTTTGAGCATTTAGAGGTTGATTCAGTTCCACAAAATCTCGCTCGAATTCGCGAGCAACAAACCAAGTTGCTTTCCCGTCGATATTTCGAAGAATGTAGTTGTATTCTTCCATCTGCCCTTGCTCCAAGTAGTCACGGAAGTTGCTGAAATATTGAGCAAGATCACCCTCATCGTTGTAGAACTCACATTGATCCAAAGTATTGCCCAATTGGCTCATGCCGCCGCGATCAATGAGATCCCGCACTTGAAAAGGATCAGTCCAATTCGTTTGGAGGATACGACCGTTGTTTTCGATATAGCCGTCCCAGTGGCAGTAGACCTGCCCAATAGAGCCATCAGCGAATTCAAGTGCAATAGTTGAACTAGTAGCCATTTTTGTTAGTCCTTTATTTGTCAGTGTCAAAACATTATAACGTGACCAATTTATAGGTTGACCTATAGATCTTCGTCAACTTGCATCTCCTCAGCAAGGGCAATGAAGTCTTCGCAGGCGTTAAACAGCCCTTGAAATGCACTACGCTCATCACGCGATAGCTCTCGCAGGAAAGCAGAACCTTCCTCGTTCATCGCGTCTAGCACTTGGCGCAGGGCAAGAAAAGTGTTCTCGCACATACAGTAGCTCATGTTGGGGTAGCTGCTCATCTTTCTTCCTAGTTTCAATCAATCAACATAAACAATTATACAGGAATCACTATAAAGTGCAAGCACATTTTGTGTGTTGTGCAAATGCAACAAAAATGTTGTTATTTTGCAACAGAAAATCGTGCTAGAACGTCAGCAGCCTGTGGATAACTCTCTAACGCTACCAGCTCTTCTTCAATTTTCTCGTGCAGCATGCACTTCATGATGGTCATACACAGCATAGCGTCTTTTTGCGGCAGTGTATTCATCCAGCTATCTAGTTCTTCTAGGGTTTCAATGCCCCACATGATGTCTGCTAGAGCTTGCATTCGAGGGGCCATTCCGTCAATTTCCATTCTTGTTCCTTATATGAGCAGACACTTTTTCAGAGTGCTTGCAAGTTTTGCGATAAGAGAATCCGGTACAGGTGCAAGAAACCTTGCCTCCTTCAGCAGACACTATGTACGACTTGCCCGAAGATTTCGAGGAGACACGAAAGGTTCTAGCATGTGATAGAGCAGCTGTGCCTGATCCGGAAATGTAATCAATATGCTTTACTTTTGATGCATGAATGACTGCTTTAGGATGCTGAGGATTGCCTGTTGCAACCATGAACTCATTAGGAGTCAGCCACTTTTCTGGAGCGATAACAACCCCCTGTGTGTGCTTGAGCATGAACTCGGGCCCGCCCAGAATGACATTTCTGTACTGGGTCGTCACAACCACCTGGGAACCAACTTTTGGAATTTGCATAATTACCTCTCAACCGATATATTACACAAAGTGGGGGCTATTGTCAACTGTGTGTTTTTTACAACACTTTTTATGCTCTTATTTATAGGCGTATCTGATCGTACTTAGAAAAGTCCTTTTGTTTTTTGTAAGCTGAAGTAATGTCCTCGGTGCTGATTTGCTTGCCCGAATCGTACACATTGGTTTGTGCTGCTGCTTCGAGATCATACAATCTCATCTTTGACCTATCAACACCAATCAAAAACCTCTTATGCTGTGTGGGGTCATTGTAACGATTCTTAAGTTGCTTGACCATCAACTGACCCATCTTCTCAAGATCCTCTGTGGTGATCAAGGCAAACATAAGGTCGGCAGTTGCAGGCAATCCAAATGACTCGGAAGTATCCGTCAATTCAACATCAGTATTTCCATACCCCCCTCGAGTTGTTTGTGTAGCAGATACGATAGGCACATTGTTTTCAACTGCTAATCCTCGAAGTTCCTCAGCAATCGCCTTCACCAAAGTGTAACTATTGATATTGCTTCCTGGTTTGAATCTTGCACTAGAACAAATGTTCAAATAGTCAATGAAGATGATATCGGGTTTAAAGTTGCGCTTCAGAGCAAGTTCGTTCAATAGCGACTTAAAGTGACCTGCATGTGCTGATGCAGTAGGATATTCCTTGATGATCAGCTTGCCTGTTGTCTTTCCTGTGATCTTCTTGACACGGTTTTCAAATGTTGACTTAGGAATCTCTTTTAGTTGATCAATAGCAACATCCATCAGATTCGCATCGATACGTTCTGCGATACGTTCCTCAGCCATCTCAAGTGTAATATAAAGAACATTCCTATTCTGTTGCAGGCATGATGCTGCAACATGGCACATAAACAAACTTTTTCCAACTCCCGTCCCAGCAAGAGCGATGTTCAAAGTTTTAGACGGTAATCCTCCTTGCGTAATTGCATTGAAGTATTCAAGATCAAACGGAATTCGATCTTCTACTTTATTGTAGAATTCATATCGTGCTACTGCATCATCTAGATAGTCATGCCCAACCGAACTATCAAAACATGTTCCCAATGCTTCCTGCAGCAAAGAAGGAATCCCATCCTTCGAATGAACTTTGTCACGCCCATCCAGAATGCCGATAGAAGTTACGATTGCATTGTATACCGCTCGATCTTTACAATACTTTTCTGTTTCATTAACTAACCATTCAAAATTTGATTGATCGTCGCTGAACTCATTGACTGCACCCATGATCTCGCTAAAAGAATCTTCAGGGATTGTTTTGTCGTTGTTAAAGGCAATCTCAAGGGCTTGCTTATTGGGACATGTATTATACTTGTTTACGAACTCAGTGATGTGCTTGAAGATGATACGTGTGCTAGGTTCAGCAAAGTATTCTTCCTTTAGAAAAGGAAAAACTTTCCTCATGTACGTTTCATTGTACATGAGGTTAGCAAGAATAGTTTGTTCAATTGCCATCAGTTTCCTTATGAATTTCGATTGCTGTTGCGATAATGTCCGAGATAACCAACTGAATTATATCATGAAACTCAGGTTTGTCAAGATCCTCTTTCAACATACCTTCGGGAATGTTAATGGTATGAAAGTCAAGTTGCAGGTCATTGGTGCCATCTAGGAAGTTAAGATCTTGAACTTGAATGACTGCTCCAGTATATGCACCTTGTCTAATTTCAAATCCCCAAGCATTGCCTGTTGCCCAGGGCCCATAAAGTTCTTTAATGTTAAGCGTTGTCATATTCTTCCTCGATATCAATTGAAGTTACGTCACTCATGATGCTACTAGAAGAGATTTTATATCTGTTGTCTACGTAGTCGTTAAATTCTTTGGATGTGAGAATGGGCATCCAGAATTCCTTGTTGTTGGTATCTGCATAGCGATACTTTTTGTCCTCCCCCTTCTTCAAATACCATCCGTTGCTAGGTTTAGTAACGAATCCGCCTTCAAGCGCAATGTCAAGCAATCCCGACCACTTGCTGATGCCCCCATCAAATGATACTTCAACAGGCAACTTAGATTTCTCTTTCACGTAGCGAGATTTCTCCACATTAATAATGAAGTTGTATCCTGTCAGATCAGTTCCGTCTTTTTCTTGTTGACGCCCAATGATAAAGATGTTGTCTGCTGAGTAATAAACACCTGTACCCCCCGATACTACATCTTTGGGATACAATCCAATTTCTTTGTAGGTGTGATTGACTACAATCATAGGAATGTCTTTTATGGTCAAGTGGGGGGTGACCATACGAAACAATGACTTAAGTTGCTTTGCCCTAGACATATCAGCAACAGACTTTCCTTCAAGTGCATCTTCAACCTCTTTCTTTGATGCCAGGTTGCCGACCGAATCAACGATAATGATAATATGGTCACCTCGTTGAATATTTGCTAGCTGTGCCATTGAATCATGTTTCAATTGTTCAACATCAGTAATTGGCGTGTGAACAACACGCTCAGTATCAATGCCAAACGAATCAAAGTATGACTGAGGACTACCAAACTCAGAATCATAGAACAAAACAACTGCATCTTGATACTTGTCAAGATATGACTTTGCAAGCATCAAAGCAAAAGCCGTCTTGAAGTGTTTTGAGGGACCCGCAAAAACAGTCAGGCCTGGTGTCAACCCCCCCGTTAAACTACCTGACAATGCAACATTCAGAATAGGTACAGGGGTTTGAATCATATCCTTCTTGTTGAAGAATTTTGATTCCTTGAGAATAGCAGTCTCTTTGATCGTGCTATTCTTTTTAAGTTTTTCTAGTAGTGACATATCATTTCCTATGCAAAAAGATCTTCTAATGATGCTTGAGGTTTAGCACTCCACCCCATACACCCCAAGATTGCTGAAAGCGGTTCAATAAATGTTTTCTCAAACATTGTAGGATAATCAACGTACTTTGTCAATTCAAGTTCCTTAGGAAGTTCACTAACAAAGGCGACACAATTTTCACCTATGGGGTTTGGTTCCTTCAGATACAGAAACTTGATCTTGTCACCTTCTTGAATCAACTCATACTTTTTATCAAGATTTTTCTTCTTAATGTGAAAGTTGTATAGCAAAGATCCTCGCACATGCATGGGTGTAGCAATCTTGTAAATCTTTGCATTGTCGGTGTACTTTTGCAAACCCTTTACACCTCGCGGGAATGCAATCTCATGAGGTTTAAGTTTCTTAAAGTTTGCTTCAACTTCCTCAATGTATCGTTGCACTTCTCCTTGTGTCTTTGTAAGCGCAAGACGAACTGCTTCACGCAATGCTTCGCGAACAGGTTCGGGTGTAGATGACTTGACGATTTCAAGGCCCATGACTTTGAGTTTGGGTTCTTTGTATCGCACCCCTTCATTGTCAAACACATTAAGAGCATAGCGTTTCTTCGCAACCCAGATGCCACTATCGCTGATTGTTTCTCGCTTGAATACAATCTTACGTTCAAAGGCATTGGTGTACGCCGCCATGCTTTCACATGATGCATTGATTACCTTAACAATCTTATCTTCACAAATCTTGTTCAGAACATCAATGACCTTATCTTTAGGCAGGTCCTTGTAAAACTTCTTTACAAGCGGGTCAAGCGTAATATAACAGCTATCAGTATCGCTATAAAAAGAATAGTCATAATTCGTTGTCTCACAAACTTTGTTAAGGTATTCGTTTAATGCTTTTCCAACTCGTTGAATTATGTATTGACCTGTAATAGTGATACCTTCAGCAATACGATCATCGTAGAACCGAAAGTGCTCGTTTGCTAGAGCTCCGAACAGCGAGTTCAACTGAATCTTTCTAGCCATCTGAAAGTTGTTATACTTCGAGATGTCTTTCTGATACCTCTTGTCTTTAGTTTCCTCATACTTCTTCTGTGCAGCAATCATCTCTTTCTTGTATCGCTGCCTGTCATCAAATAACTTCTGAACAATTTCAGGAAATAATCCTTGATGGTCACGACTGTAGAAGTGACCATTAGCAGCCATAGTGTATTCATCAAGAGGAAGATCAAACGCATGATTGACTATACCTTCGATAGTTGTATCAAAGATTTTTCCTTCAATCATTGTCTCGGGAGACATGTTGTACTGCATAATGATTGATGGATATAGAGATGTTGCATCGAATGACACAACCCAATCATACTTTCCGGGAGCAGGTTCTTTTACGAATGCTCCAATGATTTGACGACCTCGCCTTGACTCGTCACGCTGATGGACGATGATGTTCTTTTTACGTAGGTGGTTGTAGATAATACAATCCCATGTCCTTACTGACGAAAACACATCATTGTAGTTACACTTCGCATCGTATGCCATCGTAATGATGAGTTCAATCAATCGCATCTTATCTTCAAGCTGGTCAACTAGTTCAACGTCAACCACGTTGTATTCTACAAAGCGTTGCCAGTCATTGCGGTAAAATTCGCGAAAAGAATCATACTCATGAGTGAGTTTTTGCTTTCTTAGTTCAACCTTAGCAATGTAGTCAAGTTTGTATGACTCCTGGGCACTATAAGTAAACTTCTTGTACAGTTCAATATAGTCAAGAATTGATACACCTAGAATGTCGAAGGCGATAACAACCTTTCCCATACGTTCAAATGATCGGTCATTGATAACCCCCCAGGGAGACAGCTTTCTAGATGCCTCGGGACCCATGACACGTTCCATTCGTTTGAGCAAATATGGAATGTCAAATATCTCACAGTTCCATCCTGTGATTATATGAGGATACCTTTGCTGAAAGAATGCAATGAACTTGCTGAAAAGATCATACTCATCACGACAAAGAACATATGTGTGGTTGGGTTGCTTTTTCTCAAATGCATTGCAGCCAAAAGTTATGATGTCTTTGCTGACGTAATCTTGAATCGTAATAAGCAAAACAGACTCCACGGGATTAGTGACATCCGGGAATCCATTATCTGCAGAAGTTTCAATGTCGATTGAATAGATGACCATCTGCGAGATATCAAACTGTATCTCATCAGGATAGTTTTCTGTGATATATTGATAGGCAAAGTTTTTGTTGCCGAAGATTGCAAAGTTGTCTACTTCGCTGTACTGCTTTACGAAGTCCTTTGCTTCATTGATATCTCCGAAAGAGATTGCATCCAGATTGTCACCAAAAAGTGACTTATAGTTTGACTTCTTCTGAGTCTTTACAAAAAGATTAGGTTTAAATGCATCTTTGTGCTGCAGGAGATATCCATTGTCAACTGATCTGACTAGTACCTTGTTACCGTACTGAATAACACTAGTATAAAATTTTGACATGGAAACCTTTCAAGTGGTGGGCCCAGTCGGGTACGATCCGACACTCTCAGCGATTATGAGTCGCGTGTTTTACCAATTAAACTACAGGCCCGATTTGGTGCGGGTGGCCGGATTCGAACCGGCACGCCTTGCGGCGGCAGATTTTAAGTCTGCTATGTACTACCAATTTCATCACACCCGCGAATGTCATCATTATAGGTTTATGTATGCTTGTTGTCAACCAATGTGCTTAATAAGTTGTGATTTTGGAGGGGCATGTGCTTCTATAACAAACATATCCCGATGACTCTCCCCAACTAATCCCACAAACTTTACAATGATTGCTGTCTGTAGAATGGAAAGGTTGTTTTTGCCTGAGCATTTCTACTTTCTCTTCTAGTTTTTTGATACGCTCAATTAGTTCAGCTTCAAACGGAGATAGTTTCATTTCGAATCACAAATAAAAGTTTTGTTGCCCACATAAAACCCGTTTAACTTTTCACACTCTGTTGCAATCATGTTATGCGCGGAGACATATCCAATAAACAGCCCAGCAAACAATCCGCAAATTGCTGTTAGAATTGAAATCATAACTGCACCCGTTGAATCAATACTTGTTCTCATAATTACCTCGTTGCAATTTTAACTTGCATAACAATATCTTCAATGTCTTTGCGGCGAACCCAATTACCAACAAATTGAACTTTTGGATTACTAGTACCTCTTAGATCATCAACACCGTATACAAAACGATAATTCATGCGAACTTGAGGATTCATATAACCAAGAGTTCGATATTCATCATAATGCCCACAAACAATATATGTCGGGCGATCTTGTTGTTTATATAGGTCATTAGTTTCGATAATGCGTTTCATCCAATCATAAAACTCATCAAGCTTTTCAATGTTGTTCATTTAACTAAACTCCCTTGAACTAAAAGAATAACCATCCTCATCATCCCAGTCATACTCTGGGCTAAACCAATTAGAGGCTCGCCCTTCATCATTATGAATGAGATTCTTTCGCCCAGTAGGATTGACAAACCCTGGTGCTTTTTCTTTCTCGATGAATTGCACAAACCAATCGTAGTCAATTCGTTCTCGATACTCATCCATGATGATCTTGTCTTTTAGAAACTCTTTCCATTGTTTCCAAGACACCAGACGCTCGGGACGATACCCACGAAAAGAGAATGCCCAACCATATGAGGACTTTCCGATATGATATTCCTCATCGTAACGGTCACAACATTCGCAATGGTTAGTAGCCACATAATAATTAGTACCCATCATTCGACTCCAAAATGATCAATAATTACTGATTTGTAAAGTGGTTTCATTCTTTAAATTCCATATGAGGAGCAATACAATTATCAAAAATTTGTGCCATCTCATTCCACAAAACTTTACGCTCATCATCAGTCATTCCTGATGATAACCCAGGAAAAGTATAACCACCAGGATCTGGATATTTTACTAGCCCATAATCATGCCGACTTGTGTAACACATATCTGTGATAATTTGTTCACGGGTTTTCACGTTCTAATTCGCCAACTTTTCAAAGAGATTGATGGCATATGGTGCTGAACTACCCGAATGCCCTTCACCTGCAAAAACGTCAAGTAGTTTCAAAACGTGATTGCAAATGGCTTCTTGCATTTCATCTTTGAACGATCCATCTTCATTGGTCCAACCAGCCGCCCTAAATTCACGCATAGCATGATTAATGTAATTATTCATTAAAAATATTTCCTTTGAATGTATTGTGAAAGAACTTCAGCATCAATCTTAGCATAATCGGCAAACTCTTTCAATATCCGCTCTTCATCTTTACCCGTGAAGATTGCATTGTGAATATC